TCGTCCTCTTTTTCCCCAAAAGTGGTCGAGACGGTTCACATAGGCCCTATGACCCGCCATATTCAGGCAGGCTAGACAGTTGCTAACTGAAGTTAAACAAGAGCTACGAGGGGCAACTCATCCACGGCTTAACACGCCCTGGCTGGACACTAAATCACGCATAGATGAGATAGTTGCACTAGCTGAATCTATTGGCCAACCTTTGCTCGATTGGCAAAAACTCATTTTGACCGATATGTGCGCCGTAGATGAAAATAATATGTTTATAAAAAAAAGTGCGCTTTTCGTTTGTGCAAGGCAGTCCGGAAAAAGTCATATGATGCGGATGCGCGTACTAGCGGGCTTATTCTGCTTTGGTGAGCGTAACATCTTGATTATGTCTTCTCAGAGACAGATGGCCTCTAAGTCCTTAGAGATAATGGCAGGCATTATTGAGCGTACGCCACACCTACTAGCTCAGGTCAAAGGTGGCAATATAGACAAAGCCTATAAGCGCACTAATGGTAATGAGCGCATAATCTTAGAAAATGGAGCTGAGGTTAAAGTAGTTGCAGCTACTACTGACTCAGCGCGTGGACTTAGTGCCGATTGTGTTTGGGTAGATGAGCTACGTGAGTGCGGAGTAGAGGCCCTAGATGCCGTAAAGTCAACTACGCTCACACGTCCTAATAGCCAGCGCTTTTACACTAGCAATGCCGGCCATAAAGAGAGCCACGTGCTAAATGAGATGCGCGAGCGCTCGCTAAGTAAGCCGCCTAAGTCCGTTGGTTATTACGAATACAGCGCGCCCGATAACTGCGACATATGGGATAGAGCTAACTGGGCTATGGCAAACCCGTCTTTAGGCACTCTTATAAGTGAGGAGGCTATTGAGGAGATTATCGCAACGAGTACACACGCAGCTGTAATGACTGAGACATTGTGCAAATGGATAGGAACAGACACCAGCCCCTGGACACCTGGAAGCTGGGAGGAGTGCGCCGATACGTCTCTCATTATGGCTCCGGGTATGTACACGATGTTTGCTTTTGATATTGAGCCACACGCAGGCCGACACGCCTCACTTGTAGCAGGGGCCGTTATGCCCGATGGGCGCATAGGCCTTAGCCTTGTTAAAACCTGGGAATCTGACCGAGCTATTGACCAACTAAAAATAGCAGCTGACATAAAGACCTACTGCGATGAGTGGCTACCTAAGCTTGTACTGTTCGACAAGTTTACAGGCCAGCATATTGCCGACAGACTCCATAATGCCGGCGTTAAAGTAGAGGACTGCAGCGGTACCCAGTTTTATAATGCGTGTTCAATTTTCAAGGATGCGATAGATAACCGGCGCGTGGTTCACGGTGACCAACCGGCTCTAAATACAGCTATGGATTCAGTAGCAGCTAAAAGCAACGATTCAGCCTGGAGAGTGGTTCGCAAAAAATCTAGCGGCTCAGTAGCAGCTGTTATTGGTATGGCTATGCTGGCGTTGCATCTTGATAAGCCAATATCGCAGCCTAAGGTGTACATCTAGACACGCCGAAGGTTAAGTAAACGTTTTGCCTGTGGATAACCTACAATTCGCCCTATGGGTATATTGCAAACTTTAGGCATAGCTAAAAAAGATGTTACAGCCCAGTTGGCCCCTGCCGTTATGTCACAAGGTTACGGCGTTGGTGTTTATAGCTACGGTGGCCTTTACGCAAGCGGTAACGGTGCGCCGTTTATGGATAGATTTACTGCGCTACAAGTACCGGCAGTAGGAAGATGCCGTAATTTAATCGCAGGCGTAATCTCAAGTATAGATTTAGAGTTATATAAAAAATCGACAGGCGTAAAGCTTGAATCTCCACTATGGCTTGACCAACCTGATATGCGCCAGCCACGTAGCGTAACTATTGCTTATACAGTTGATTCATTACTATTTTACGGCGTTGCTTATTGGCGCGTTACAAGTTTGTATGCAGATGATGGACGTCCTAGCGGTTTTGAGTGGGTAGCTAATACTCGCGTAACAGTAACAACAGATGAGACAGGCGAGGTCGTAAAGTATTACAGCGTTAACGGCGCCCGCGCTCCTATGTCGGGTATTGGTTCACTTGTTACTTTTCAGTCTCTGTTACCTGGAGTACTAGAGACAGGCGCTCGTACAATTCAAGCTGCTATAGATATTGAAAAAGCAGCAAGTGTTGCAGCCGCAACACCGATGGCCACCTCTGTGATAAAAAACTCGGGTGCTGACCTGCCTGAAGCACAAGTTAGCGGAATCTTAGCCGCTTGGAAGGCCGCGAGAAGTAGCAGGTCAACGGCCTACCTCACTAGCACTCTCGATGTGCAAAATATTGGCTTTAGTCCTAAAGATATGATGTACAACGAGGCTAGCCAATACTTAGCCACACAGGTAGCGCGTTTAATGAACGTACCCGCATATTACATAAGCGCGGATATGAATAATTCAATGACTTACCAAAATATCTTAGATGGCCGTAAAGAGTTTGTAGCTTATTCATTACAGCCGTTTATTAGCGCTATTGAAAATCGCTTATCTATGGATGATATTACTGCACACGGTAACGTAGTGCGCTTTGCCCTAGATGAGACTTTCCTACGTGCCGATACTGCAGCTCGTTTAGATGCAATAGAAAAAATGCTTAATCTAGGTTTAATAGATTTACAAACTGCTCAGAGTATGGAACAACTAAGCCCAATGGGCCTTAATGAAGGGAACGGCACTAATGCTATTAACGTTTAGTGGAGTAGTACAAGCGGTAGATAGTGGTGAGCGCCGCATCATCGCTGGCAAAATTGCGCCATATGGAGAAGTAGGTAACACAAGTGCAGGCCGCGTTGTGTTTGCCCCTAATTCAATCAGCGCCGAGAATCCTGACAAAATTAAACTTTTAATGTCTCACGATAATACAAAGCCTGTAGGACGTATGAAAACTATTAACAGCGCAAGCGATGGTTTATACGCAAGTTTTAAGATTAGCTCTAGCTCACGTGGTAATGATGCAATTTTGCTAGCCCAGGAAGCGTTAATGGATGGCCTATCCGTTGGTGTGGAAGTTACCGCATCAGAGCCTAAAGATAACTACCTCCTGGTCACCGCTGCCACCTTACGCGAGGTGTCACTTGTAGAGAGCGCCGCATTTACTAGCGCTGCGGTGCAAACTATTGCAGCACAAGCTGGCGAGATGCCACTAGATGCTGCTATGTCAACAACTACTAAAGTTACAACAACTAACACAGTAACAAACTCAACAACAACCGAAACCGAAACCGAAACAGAAAGCGAGGCCGCTGTGACTACAGCCCCCGAAGAAAACGCACCTGAGGCAACAGATGCCTTAGAGCAGGCTGCACCTACAGTAGAGGCAGCTCGTAAAATCATTATGCCAAGTGCATTAAACTCACAAAGAGTACGCCACGATATTACGTCTATGGGCGCGTACACAGCACGTAAAGTAAAAGCATCACTAGGCGATGAAGAATCACGCCTTTTTGTTACTGCAGCCGATGATTTCTCAAGCGCTGGCTTAGGTTTTACACCTACTCAATATTTACAGTCAATCGTATCCACACAGGGTAATTTTGGCCGTCCAGCTTTTGAGTGCGTTGACCGCCAAACCGTGCCAGCAAGCGGTATGACTATCAACCGTCCTAAGTTTACAACTTACCCAACGGTAACAGTTGAAGCTGAAGGTGGAGCAGTATCTAATACCGATGCTGTCTCAGAATATTTGACTTCAAGTATTTCCAAGTACAGTGGAATGCAGACGCTCTCGATTGAGCTACTTGAGAGGTCTGACCCTGGCTTTTATGATGCGATTACTAATGAGTTAACAAATAACTATCTCAAGGTAACCGATGCTGCAGTAATTGCAGCTCTTACAGCCGGCGGTACACAAGCTACAGCTGTAGCAGCTACATCAGCTGGCATCATTTCATACATCTCAACAGAGGCACCACTTGCTTACACAAACTCAAGCTACTTTGCTAAGAATTATCTAGCAGGAAGCTCACAATGGAGTTTGCTACTTGGGGCTACAGATTCAACTGGGCGCCCAATTTATTCTGCCGCGAATCCGATGAATAACGGGGGCAACGCTGCGACTACATCGGCTAAGGGCAACGTAATGGGCTTAGACCTATTTATTGACCGTAACGTTGTGTCAACAACTATTGATGAGTCAGCGTTTATCATTGCGCCTGAAGCGTTCACAGTTTTTGAGTCACCAACTGCTTATATGTCAGTTAACGTTGTATCTAATCTTCAGGTACAAATCGCTATCTACGGTTATATGGCCACTATGGTTAATATCGCCGGTGGTATCCGCCGCTTTAACCTCACATAATAAAAACCCACTAATAGTTTGGTAGGTCTCTTAGCCCTTTGAGACCTACCAAACCTAAGTAAGTAAGGAGTATAAAAATGCCAGCTACTTATGTAACCGCTGCGACATTAAAGGCATCTTTGGGTGTCGGTACTCTTTATGATTCTTATACCTGGATAGAGGATACGTGCCAAGCCGCACAAGATTTAATTAACGGCTTTTTGTGGTTTGATAGTGCGCCAGTAGTAGGTACAGCTTTGGTTAGTAATGTCGCTACGGTGATGGTTGCTAACCCAGGCATCTTTACTGTTGGCGAGTCCGTTACGGTTGCCGGGGCAGGTTCAACCTTTAACGGTACTTATACAATCACAGGCACGATTCCTTTTAGCACAGGTACGGCTAATCTTTTACCTGCATTTAATATGCAGCTTAATTACTGGCAATTCCCACAGGGCTATAGCTTTATCCAATATGCAAAAGTAGCGGCTGACCAAAACTTTAGGCGCGTATTGCCTTATGGCACTATGACAGGTGATGATACAAAGACCGCTACATACGCCAATACCCCAGCTATTAACGCTGCAGCTTTAATGCTGGCAGAAAATATCTGGACTAGCCGATTTAGCACACAAAACGGAGGCACTAGCGTAGATGGATATAGCCCTAGCCCATTTAAGATGAGCAATACTTTAATGGCATCCGTGCGCGGCCTCTTGGCTCCGTATCTTTCTCCTGCAAGTATGGTTGGCTAATGACAGCGGCCATAACTACTTTACGTAGCACGGTAGCTGCAGCCCTGGCTAATGTCGGCGTATGGAGTACTTTTGCCTACCCGCCTAGCACAATTCTAGCTAACAGCGTTGTAGTTGCACCGGCTGACCCATACATAAACCCTAGCAATAACTCTTATGCCAGCATCTCGCCTATGGCAAACCTAAAAATTATTATGACCGTGCCAATGTTTTCTAATGAAGGCAACTTACAAGGCATAGAGGACACTATCGTAGCTGTGTTTAATAAACTGGCTAGTAGTGCCATTGTATTTAATGTTACCGCTGTATCTGCACCTAGCGTTTTAAGTGTGGCTAGCGGTGATTTATTGACGGCAGATTTACAAATATCCATACTAACGAGCTGGACATAGGAGACTAAAATGGCGTGGAGCGAAGAAGACTTAGCCTTTTTCAAGCGAACAGGGCAAGAAGTACCAAAACAAAATGAAGAGCCAAAACAAGAAAAACCAACTAAAGAGAAAGTAGAGGAGTAGGCCGTGAGCGTATTTCTATCCAATGGCGTACAAGTTACGCTAAATAGCGTTGTATTAACAACAAATACAACGAGCGCTACGATTAACCGTAGCTTTGATGAGCTTGAAGTAACAGCTATGGGCGATACTGCTCACAAGTTTGTTAAAGGTCTAGAGGCCAGCACTATTACTCTAGATTTTCTTAATGATGATTCTTCGACAGGCGCGGGCTCAGTCCGTACTGCGTTGCAATCTGCCTGGGGTACCACAGTACCGCTTACACTTAAGCAAACAAGCGCTGTAGTGTCAGCTAGTAATCCTCTATATAGCACTACTGTTTTGGTAAACAACACCACAGACATTAACGGCTCTGTAGCAGATATTGGTACTCAGAGCATTACGTTTACTTGTAACTCACCAATCGTAATTACAACCGCACCATAAGAATAAAGAAAAGGGGCTAACACAATGGCAAAACTCAAAATAACAAGGGCTGACGGTACGTTATCTGAACATCAGATAACGCCAAAAATAGAGTGGGCCTTTGAGTTGTATGCAAAAAAAGGCTTTCACAAAGCTTTTAGAGATGATGAAAAACAGAGTGACGTTTACTGGCTGGCTTGGGAATGTCTTAGGTCAGATGGAGTTGAAGTACCTGTTTTTGGAGCGTTATTTTTAGACACTTTATCTAAGGTTGAAGTGTTAGATGATGACCCTTCGCAATAGTGGGTCGGGGTTCTTTTGGTTACTTGGTCGCTCAACTAGCCGTTGAAACAGGAATCCCGCCCCAGTTTTTGCTAGACCTTGATGCAGATATGTTT